AATACGGTTATCGGGTTCGGTGCCGTGTTTTAATTCTTCCTTTTTGTTTTAATTAGTAGTTAACTATTTCCGTAGTGTTTACTATAGCGTCGACAGTTGCTCGATCGCTTTCCGATAGATTTCAATTAACTAAGTGGTTGGGTTATAGTCCTTGTATGATGAAACGGTTATCTTTTCAGGTTATTGGGGACTATGAGCAGATTACTGCAATTCCACTAGGTTTGACATATAATGTATATCGTTTTGATAATGGAAAGCTTAGATCACGAGAGGATATGGCAATTGAATTTTATGCTTATTTTGAGTCGAAGATTCTTTTGTCTGAAGGACGAATGAGCGATTGTAAACGAAATCATCGTATTATAATGGCAGAAATGATGTTGGAATTGAAGAAAATGAAAAATGCTATTTCAATTCCTCCGTTGTTTAATTTTACTCGTTATCCTGGAGAAGGAAAATTGCCTAATATTCCAGTACAAGTTGCTGAATTTTTTAGATTATGGGATTTTAGGCATCTTCGTCGTGTTTTAGGATTAAATTGTGATTATCAGTGGTTTAAAGATTATGTTTTTAAGAAGCATTTTAGAGGATTACATGATGGTTTAGAGTGGAACGATTGTTCTGGCTCGTTAGTAATGTTGTGTTTGCGAAAGTTATCCTCTTTTAATAAGATGTTTACTGGTGATCATTTAGGTCGTTATGTTGTTCATACAACAGAAAACCTTTATCCTCATAAGTTGGTTACTTTACTGAATAAGTATGATAAACCGACTCGTGATCCTAAAGTTAAGACCAGATATTTTGCACGTATACTCGCTCGAGGCATGGAAACTATGTATGAGTATATGGATGTAAAGAAATTTTTTGGTAAATTAGTTTGGGTTTTTAGTGAAGATGATATCATTGGTATGAATCTAGTTTATGGTTCATCTAGTGGTTTGCGTAGTGGAGGTAGTCACGAATATAAAAAAGATGGAATAAAATATGTAGTTACTACTAATGGTACTAAGGAAGATCAGGAGTATCCTATTAAAAAGAGGTTACTCCATTATATTAGAGAATTTGCTAGAACAGGGAAGTTTAAATTTTATGAAAAGGCTTGTTGTATTTGTTTAAAACAGGAGATAATCTTTTCTGATTCTTCTAATGAAGAGACTCGTAAAAATATATATGATAAATGTAGAGAATTTTTCATTATGAATGGAGAAGCGTATGGTATTGCTTATTCGGTAATGAAAGACTGTCAAATGTTTGAGCGTGGTAAAATGATTAAAGTTGGTATGCGCTGGTTATTTGGCGGTGCTCAATATTTTGCAGAACAAATGCAATATCGAGATCCTGATATGGTATATAGTGATGGTGATTTTAAGAGTTTAGATACTACTTTAAATAGCATATTATTAGAAATGTATACAACTCATGCTAATATTTATATAGATAAGGAGAATTCTCCACACTATGATTTGTTTTTGTATCTCTTACAATTATGTACGGAAAATCTTAGTGTTAAGGCGGTTCATATATTTGCTAAGGTTTGGAAATTAATTGTTGGAGTTATGCCTTCAGGAGCTTTTGAGACATCCCATGGTAATTCGTGGATTGTTGGATTAGTTTTCTGGACGTATGTTGAACATGTTAAGTTTAAATACCCTCATAAGAAAAATCTTATTGAAAAATATTTTAAATTGGGAAAAATCCAGTTTCCAGTATATGGTG